TATTGAAGGTTATTTGGCTGACGAAACTCTGCCTCTGGCTCGCCGCCAGCTCGTTGTATATCAGTTTGGTGATCCGCTTACGCTTCCTGCCGGACGAGGAACGGCCTACACCGCGACTCGTTACAACCGTGTTCCGCTGCCTTATGCGCCGCTGTCTGAAGGCGTGCCGCCCATTGGTCAGTTCATGACCATCTCGCAGGTCTCTGCCACGGCGCAGCAGTGGGGCGATAAGATCACGATTACAGACGTTGGCGAGCTGACGATCAAGCATCCGCTGTTCCAGAAGGCCAAGGAGCTGCTGGGCCTGCAGATTGCCGAGACCTTCGAGAGAAACACCTTCAACAACCTCCTTGCTGGACCACAGATCAACTATGTGAACACCCGCGGATCACGCGGTGCCCTTCTGGCCGGCGATGTGCTCAACCCGCATGAGGTCGTCCGCGCGACTGCCATTCTAGAAACTCTCGGTGCGCCTCGATTCAACGGCGACGAGATGACGGACACAAAGCTGGAGGCGGATGCCGGCGGCGCCAGAGCGTCAAGCAACCCGCGTGCAATGCCGCACTACACCGCGGTGTGCCACACTCTGGTTGTCGCCGACATGCGCGAGAATCCGGTCATCAACCAGGCCTGGACTTATTCTGACATCAACCGGCTCTACAATTACGAGCTGGGAGAGTGGGCCGGAATCAGGTTTACCCGGTCGAATTTGACCCCGACTTTCACCGGAGTGACCGCGCTCGTTGCGACCGCTGGTGGCGGTGGCAACCTGGCGGCCGCCACTTACTCGGTACAGGTCACTGCGTCGGACATCCAGAACCAGTACGAGTCGCGGATTTACGGCGTGCAGACCGGCCTTGTGGTCGGCGCCAACGGCAGTATCAGCGTGCCTCTGCCGGCGCTGCCCGGCTTCACTTTCAGCGTTTACATCAGCGCTACAAACTCAAGTCCGCCTTTCAACCTTGGTGTGACCGCGCAGGGTCCGTCGGTCGGTCCGTTTGCCGGCCAGGCGGTTCAGCTCGCTCCCAGCCAGACGGTTATCATCACTGGAGTTGGAATTCCGCAGGTGCCTCCGGCTGCTCCGGCTAACGGCATCACGGTTTACCCGACCTTCATTTTCGGCCGCGGCGCCTACGGTCAGGTGAAGCTTGATAACGTCAGGTTCACCTACCTCAAGGATGCCGACAAGTCTGATCCGCTCAACCAACTGCGCGTGGTCGGCTGGAAGGCTTTTTACGGAACGCTGCTCGAGAATGTGCAGTTCTTCATGCGGATCGAGTCAACGTCCGCGTTCTCCGTAACCTTCGGCTAACAGCTCGCGGCGCGGGCAGGAGACAGTACGATGCCTTATCGGATTCGCTACACGATGACCGTAGATTTCGTTGGCGCCGGTGCTGGTCCAATGGAGGCTCTTGGTAATACGGCAGGGCAGATGCTTCCCGGCGGTGGGGGTACTGGGCAGTCCAAGACGTTCACTGGCAACCCGGCGAGTATCCCCGTGGCTTTGGGTGCCACCGGCACCTTCCCGGCGAACCAGCTGACATCCGGCGACGTCACGAACCTGCTCAACGCGATGTCGGCGGACCTGTCGACGCAGTTCAATGCCGCGCTGCCGACGATAAATCTTTGGCCAACAGGACAACCGTAAATGGCGACCGGCACTGCAGCTACCAACGCCGCGCTTACAGCGCTCTCACAGCCAGGGTCATATCAGACCCCGGACGGGATCAACGCGTCTGTGGCGCGAGCAGACGCAGACATCGCCACCATTCAGCAGCTGATCAAGGACGACCTGAATCCGGCGCAACCGATCAACTACGCGATGGGTGGCTGGTCGCGCCAGGGCATGCTGTACGTTCCTAATCGTGGCTGGCTCAAGTGCTATCCGGGCGACATCGTGGCCGTCGATGGCACCGGCTGGCCGATTCTTCTCTCGCGTCGGGCAGCTGCGTCGGCCGCTGCCTGGACACTGACAGGGTCTCCGTAAATGGGTGTGATGGACAACGGTAAGCCGCCTCGAGTAGAGCGTCATCGCAAGGTTGACGTTGCCCCGCAGCGTGACGATCCGGGGCGGTTCGAAAATCTTCTGAGCCAGGACGAGATCGAGGCTTTGCGGGCGAAAGCGCGCGAGGAGGCGATCAAAGAGGTGAAGGACCGCCAGTCGCAGGCGCTCTACCGCACGTTCCTTGATGAGGAGCGCGTTGCTGTCGAGCCGGCGCTTGCCAAGGTGCCCATTGTGCTTCAGCTCGCTCCGCACGCTCAATACATCATGCTGGACGGCACGCAGTACCACACGAATGAGGAGTATTGGGTCACAAGCAACGTGGCTGCCGTTCTGATTGAGCAGGCAAATCGCGGCTGGGCGCATGAGATTGAGACCCAGGTGCACGACCCGAAGCGGCCGCGCCGGGTGCTTCCGCCGGCTGGCTATGGCTTTGCCAACTTTTTCGATGGGCGGCAACCTCGCAATCTGGTAACCGATAGTGCGGGTGTGTCGGGGCACGCTAACGCGCTTGCTGCCACGATGTATGGGGGGCGTGGCTAGACCGAGGGAACCAATGGACACCGTTGTTGTAACACCGGCGATTGACATTCAAGTCGTTTTTTCTCCGGATGGCGGGCGCGCGTTCCAGATGCGCTTTGCCCCGTTGCCGCTTGACGTCACGTCTGCGGCGTTGAACGAGACGCTTGACCGTGTGCTCGATGCTGTAGACCGGCAGCGTGCCAAGTACGAGCTGCAGGACGAGGAGCAGAAGCTTCTGGAGCAGGTTGAGCGGATCAAAAAGTACGAGGGCATGGACATCAGGATGCTGGAGCGGCACAAGCAGGAGTGGATTGCAGAAGAACGGAAGGGTGACTGGACACCGGACCGGTTACCGCCATCGTGGCGGCAGCAACGTGAAAACACGCAGATCACGTTGCAGAAAGACCGGGCTGATGCTGAGCTGCGCGAGCAGCGGATCAAACGTCTGCGTCAAGTGGTGAATGGTCATGCCGCTGACAGCAGCTCAAATAGTCACGCTCGCCACGCAAATCTCTAAGACGCCAGGGATGGTGTCGCAGGCGGGACAGCGTCTCAACGTTGTCCTGCAGGAGCTGGCACAGACGTATGACCTGGACGATGCCCGGGGCGTGTTTAATTTCACGTTCAATGTCCAGCAGGCGCCGGGCTTTGGCCTGCTCTCCGGGCCTTACCTGCTGCCGGCGGACTACTTGCGAACGGAGGCGGGGCGGCAGTTCTATACGGTCGCCTTCCAGCCTTACGAGTTGACCCGGATCGAGCAGCAGGACTACGACCTGCTGACGCAGCAGCCGGGCTTTAACGACTTTCCGCGCAATTTCACCGTCGACATGAGCCAGTCTCCGCCGGTGGAGTTCGTATGGCCGCCGCCGTCGATCTCGACGTCCGTGCTGGTCCGCTATTTTCGGCAGATGCCTGACATCACAACACCGGAGACTAGCTCGACAGTTCCTTGGTTCCGGAATCAGCAGTATCTGATCACGCGCCTGGCGGGTGAGATGATGGCGATCGCGGATGACGATCGTGCTGACAAATTTTTGACCGACAAGGAGGAGATTAACCCGCAGGGGGCGGGTGTGATTCTGCGTCGGTTTTTGAGCATGAAAGATGACCCCGAAGGCCGTGCCAAGGTGGTGACACTAGACCGTCGCCGATTCGGTATAAGCCGGTGGGACCGACTGCCCTCAACGAAGAACATAGGTTGGCCATGAAGAAGCTCGCACTGCTGCTTGCTGCCTTGCTGTTCGCCGCACCTGCACAGGCGCAGCAGACCAAGGCTAACATGACTACCGAGATCAACACGAATTTCCCGGACAACACGACGGGATTGATCACGCCGGCCATCCAGCGCACGACCACGATCGACATGACTAACTCGTGGCAGCAAGCCCCGCAGGTTAGGAACGTCACGGCAGCGTCCGATACGATCGTGCTGGCCGACTACGGCCATATGATCATCTACAACAACGCTGGAGGTGTCGCGGTTTCCATTGCGCAGGCGACGACGTCTTTTGCGACGTTCAATGTGTACTTGAAAAATTTGGGGGTAGGGAATGTTGTTATTACCCCAACTATATCTACCATTAACGGCGCTGCGTCTATAGTTGTTGGCACGAATGAAGGGCTTTGGATTGTCTCTGATGGGACAAACTATGTTATCGCCAACTTGCCAGTATCTATTAACTCGACATTTATTGGTCAAAATGGTGGGGCTTCTGGCCAGGTAGTTATGCGAGGTAATACCTCGGGTAGTTCCTCGATGGCAGTTGATAGCGGCGGTGCACTTAGTTTTACGTCGGCGTCTGGTAATATTAATATAAATCCAGCAACTGGGCAGGCATTTGTTACATGGGTCGGTTCTACGAGCGGGTCTAGTTCTATTGGCACGACATCAATTGGGCAAATCCAGCTTTCCAGTTCAGACGGCAGTTTTTCGTTTGGTCGCGGATCAGCTGCCGGGCCAACTTTGTTTTGGAATGCAACTACCGGGACTGGGAGCATAGGAGTGACCAGCGCTGGCAACCTGTTTATAAATTCTGCCAATGCTACACTTGCGATTGATGCTATTGGTGGCATATCTGGCACTCTTGCAATGAACGGGACTACCAGCGGGACCGTTTTTATGCAAGCGTCAGCCACTGGCGGAGGTGTGACTATAGCCCCCGGTCCTGTGTTTATTGCTAACACTGCCAATGGTATTGCAAATGGCCAGGTTAATCTTCGCGGTATTACCAGCGGCGAATCTATTTTATCTGTAAACAATGCTGGTACCGCGTTTAATGTGTCGTCTAGCGCCGGGCCTGGTACTATAGCTCTGCTCGGAAATACCTCTGGGTTTGTTAATTTAGCGGTTTCTTCAACCGGTGGGCACTTAAACTATAATAATTCAGGTTCCAGCCCGACAAACAATACGTGCACCGGTTTTTCTCTTGCTGGTAATTCGACCGATATCGCAGGGCGTGTGACCTTCACCAGCGCGACCAGCTGCGTGATAAATTTTGGCACGGCATGGAACGCGGCTCCATTCTGCCTTGCTGCTGGCAACTCTGCCGTGACCACGATCGACGCAATCAGTTCAACCACAACTTTGACAGTGCAGTTTGGCACTGCGCAGACAGGAATGACATGGCATTGCTACGGTCCCTAGTTTTTGTTGCGTTGGTTGCCTCGCTGGCGGCCGCGGCTTCGGCAGGCGCGCAGCAGGTAGACACGCAGAAGATCGTTGCGGTGCTTCAGCAGCAGCGCAATGACGCGCTTGACCGCGCGGCGATGGCAGAGGCACGCCTGGCGCAGGCGAATGAGGATGTGCAAAAGCTGAAGGCTGAGCTTGAGAAGCTGAAACAGAAAGATGGGAATCCGTAACTCAGCCCCCCTGCACTTTACGCCCCATGGCGCCTCTGACGCCGTGGACTCGACGAATTTGCAGCAAGGGGTGATGCAGGCGCTTACAAATTTGATTCCCGACCCATCGACTCCCAACTTGTGGCAGTGCCGGCCAGCGTCGATCATTCGTGTCAATTTTAACTCCGGCGGTCCATTCAGCTCGGGATTCTCCAGCGGCTTTCAGCACTCGCTTTTTTCCGGCACCAGCGGCTTCATCTCGGTTATGCTGGTCGTGGGTAACCGTGCCTACGGCATGATTGCGCAGCAGCAGTTCGGTGTCGGCCAGGATGCCCCGTTCTCGTTGAACCTTTTGACTAATGCATTCGATCCTATCACCGGAATCACAGCAGCCAATATTCCGGCCAGTCCACCGTCTACCGGCGCCTGGACACCGCCTACGATGGCGTTGATTGCCGGCAAGATCGTTACTGTGCACCCCGGGTTCAATTTTGGCGGCGGCTTTGCTTTTGGCGTGCTGGACATCACCAACGTTGCGGCGCCGACCTGGACTGCGACGAACACGACGATCAATGCTTTGCCGGCACTGCCGATATGGGTCTCCAATTTCAACCAACGTGCGTATTTCCTGGTGAACATCCCTAACGGTCAGCCTGGTGCATATTTCACTGACGTGCTTTTGCCGACTCAGATCACTAACGCGAACCAGGTGATCACGTTTGAGGACACGCAACTGCTCGTGGCGTCCGGAGGCCTCGCCCTGTTCAACCAGCTGGGCGGCATCGTGCAGTCGCTGATGGTGTTTAAGGGAACGGCGAACATCTATCAGATCACTGGCGATGCTGCTCTTAGCACACTGTCGCGCAACTCGTTGAACGTCGCGACCGGGACTGCCTCGCCGTTGTCAATCACCAATACGCCAAAGGGGCTTGCGTTCCTTGCGCCTGACGGCCTGCGACTCATTGATTTCAACGCAAAGATCACTGACCCGATAGGTGTGGACGGTCAGGGCATCAATGCGCCGCTGATCAACGCTGTAATTCCTTCGCGCGTGAATATCGGCTGTAACCAGAACGTGCTGCGTGCCTCTCTGCAGAACGGTGGTGCTGTCGGTGCGCCACTACAAGAGTGGTGGTATGACATCTCACGCGGCAAGTGGAGTGGTCCGCATACGTTCCCGGCGTCGATGATTGAACCGTACAACAACACATTCATCATCGCGCCAGCTGCAGTCACAGCGTCCATCTGGCAGAGCGATGTCGTGCAGTCGGGATCGTCGACGTTCGTCGAGAACGGCGTGCAGATGACGTCGATCTATACGACTTGCTTTTTGCCTGACGCTAAAATCATGTCCGAATTCGCCTGCACTGAAGCGACGCTGAACATGGCGCTGAATCCGGCGCAAGGGCCGGTCTCGGTGCAGGCCATCACGCAGGACCAGGTCGTTATCGGCAGCGTGATTGTGACCAACCCTGGAACGCCTACCATTTGGGGGCAATTCAATTGGGGGCAAGCCCAGTGGGGAGGCAGCGGGTCGACCGCGCTTTCGCATCGTGATTTGCCGTGGACAGCACCGCTGGTGTTCAGCCGCGTGCAGATCAGTGCTGTAGGCAACTCGGCGCTCGGATTCAAAATCGGTGATTTGTTTATGCGATACCAGAAGCTTGGGTATCTGCAACGCTACGCAGGAGCTGCATGATGAAAAGGCTGGTAGCCGTACTTGCTTTTTTCGCCGCTGTGTCGTCAGCGCAAGCGACCTGCACGACGGGCGCAATGCCCTTCCAGTTGCAGAACAACACACTTGCCGACGCTACGCAGGTGATGGCGAATTTCAATCAAATCTCGAGCGGTGTTGCCGCCAACTGCGCGGGTTCGGGTGCCAACAACGACATCACATCATTGAGTTCACTGGTCACGCCATTAAACCCTTCGCAGGGCGGAACCACGGTGTTCAACGGCGGACAGTCGTCCGGGACCAATGCGCTGACCATAAGCACGGTCCCCAGTAATTTCACGCTGACTGTCGGCAACCGTGTGTCGTTCATTGCCGGCGGCACGAACACAGCGGTCACAAGTGCTAACGTGCAGGGCACCGGGTCTAAAAGCGTATTCCGCAAGACACAGATTGGTGCCCAGTCGACGCAAGGCGGTGAGCTGCTTGTCGGCAACACCTACTCGATGGTGTATGACGGTACCGAGTATGTGCTGGACACCGAGACGATTATCATTGGTGAGATGAAAGACTACGTTGGTGTGTCGGCGCCGCCTGGCTGGTTCATCGCCGACGGGTCCTCGTTCGTCTGCGCCACGTTTCAGCAGCTCTGTAATCTGATCGGCACGAGTTTCGGTGGGTCAGCGTCGAATCCTAACCTGCCGGACACGCGCGGCCGAATCCTGACTGGACTGGACAACTATGGCACATCGACAGGGGCGGCTAACCGCTTGACGTCGGCTGGCACGGGTTGCGGCTCGACGTTCACCGGTGTCGGGGCGACTTGCGCAAACGGCAGCCAGAGCCACACACAGGTGACCGCGGAGGTGGGGCAGCACAACCACACGATTACCGACCCGGGTCACACGCATTCGTACAACACCAACAGCGCTATTCACCAGGACGGTGCCAGCATCAACGATGCGATGGTCAGTCCGACGTCACAAACGACCGGTTCATCAACGACCGGCATCACGATTAACAACTCTCCGGCAGCGCAAGCGATGCCGATTGTTCCGAATGTGATAGGTGTGGTAAAGATCATCAGATTCTAGAAGGGGATCAAGGCCATGAAGACGATCTTGAGGAATTCACTTGTAGCCGTTGGCCTGTTTTTGGGCGCTATCGGCGGGTCAATGGTCGGGTTTGGCGGGGGTGTGCCCCTGGTGCCGTCCAGCCCGACTTTCAGCGAGCCATCGCAGATCGTCTCGACGCTGAATGCGTTCGTCAACCAGCTCAACGGTAACGCCGCGGGTGCCGGTGGCTACGCGCCGGCCGGCGTGGTCTCGATTGGTGGCTTCTGCACCGCCACCGGTGCGACACCGCAGACCTGCAACACTCAGCGCGGCCTGGTGAGTTTCACCGGCGTGACCGTGGCAGGTGTGTCGACCGGCAACGTGGTGATCAACAACTCGCTGATCACTGCGGGCAACAGCTGCCGCGCCAGCATTGTGGCCGACAACTCGGCCGCCGCGTCGTTTCCGTATATCCGCTCAGTGGTATCCGGGAGCGGGACGCTTACAGTCGCTATCAGCAACGCCGCGGCCGCCACCTCTACCGGCTCGTCCACATTTGGCGTATTGTTCAACTGTGAGATTTAATCAGCGCTTTACTCGCGCGACACAAAGAAGGCCTTGAAAGGAACACCTCCATGCCCGTAACAGACCCTTCGGCGCCGATGACAGACGAGCAGCGGGGAGCGGCTGAATCTGCTCCGGAATCCGGCGAAATCCTCCCTCCGGCGTCGCACCAGACCCTGGTAGAGAAAATCATGGCCGACCTGCGGCACCCGTCCAACCTTGACATCACGACTCGTGTCGCGGTGCTCGAGACGGCCGTGCACGGTCTTGGGACGGCGATTCTGGGCCTGTTCCCGAAGCCTGGCGCCGAGTGACCAAGGACACCAAAAAGCACGCGCACTACCGACCGGCGCTCCCCGGTGCTCGTCGCCGGTGTGGGAACTGTAAGTTTTTTGAGGTAGAACAGTACGACCGCTGCACGCATGTGCAGGGTAAGATTGAGTTCGCCTACGACTGTGACTGGTACAGGAGCAACGGCAATGAGCAACCGGCTCGGAAGCGGCAAGTCGAACGACAAGGCGCCGACAACTGACCTGCATTCGGGTTTGAAAGACAGGGCTGCCAAGTGGCCTGATCGCAGCACCAAGATGTCCGGAGGCAGCAGCGTAAACAGTGACACCACACGACAAACTACCGCCCCGACACCAAAGACGCTTGGTCCAAGGGTCGCCTGACCGGCTTCGGCTTACGTTCCAGTGGGAGCGGTTCGCCAAGATTCACGGCGAGCTGCTGCCCCTTTTCCAGCGCCATTACGACGAGATCGCGCTGGACCGCGACGTGGTGCCGCTCGATCCTGACTGGAATTACTACGCGTCGGCTGAGCTGGCTGGTGTGCTGCACATTCTCACAGCGCGAGCAGCGAGTAATCGTAAGCTGGCTGGGTATATTTTTAACATCATCGGGACGCACAACCATTACAAGTCGACCCGGTTCTGCAACACCGACATGTTCTGGCTGCACCCCCACTTTCGCAAAGGGTGGCAACCTGTTAAGATGTTTCTGGAAAATCTTCGCGGGCTAGAGACGTTCGGCGTCGATATCGGACTTATTTATTTCAAGCTGAACTTTCAGAACGCTCGCGTTGGCAAGCTGCTGGCACGGCTCGGCTATGAGCCGACAGACATTGTGATGCGAAAGAGGTTCGTCTGATGGGCATCATGGCAGGAATCGGCAGCCTGGTCGGTGGCGTCGCCGGTCTCTTTGGCGGCGGCACAAACCAGCCTACACCGCCGCCTCAGTTCATCATGCCCAACATGGCCGGAGCCGCCAACAATGCTTTCTCGGGTATTCAAGGCTTGCAGCCTTTCAGCAACGTAGGCAGTAGCGTTCTGAGTCCAGCGCAGAACACATTCAGCAATCTCTACAACAACCCGTTTGCCAGCACCTTCCAGGGCGGCGCCAACACGGCGATGGGACTGGGTCAGACAGCTGCGCTAAATGCCTACAATACCGGCGGCAATCTGG